CTTTATACTGGTTTACGAAACCAGTGGAACTTTATACTTATTACTGAAGTTCCTATAGTAATAAGGGAAGAAGGTTCCTGTTCTTCCGTTCCAGGAGCGTTGATTATACTGATTGCTATTCAGTTGGAGTGTACAGCGCCGCACATTCCAGGTGCGGTGGGAGCCGTTATTCGGGGCTAGCGATGTGAGACATATATTTTTACTGGGTCACAAGACCAGCGGAACTTATTACTCTCTGTCGGCGTTCCATCGATCAAAGCGGGCGGGTGTCGGGCGCCACCGCGTAATTCATCTTTATACTGGATTACGATTCCAGTTGGGGAGAAGGTTCCTGTTCTCCCCTCACAGGAGCACTGATTATACTGATCGCTGTTCAGTCGGAGTGTACAACGCCGCACATTCCAAGTGGGGCGGGAGCCTTTAATCGGGCTAACGATGTGATGCATGTTTTTGATACCATCCTGATCAGGTTTTCGTCCATCAGTCAGAACCAGGGGTATCCACTAGAAAGAACTCGTCCACGAAGGCCTCAAGCTGCATCTCGTTCTTCTTGAATTCCTTCCTTATGTCGTTTGGCAGCGGGCGGCGCCGCAAGTAGTCCTCCCCAGCGAACAAACTCATAAATTTCGAAGGGTCGGCCACCAAAGAGGCCATGAAGTCGATAAGCAAATCTATCCTGACCTCCTTATTGGTAAAGTACTTTCCGTATCTAATGGTGGTGGCGTGGGCTAACTTCGTTCTGACGTCCGAGCACAAGTAGCCTGCGTAATTGTCAGCGTAGGAAGTCGCGTATTCTCTTATGTGCTGATCGCAATACATGTTGCTCCTACCCAGCCTGAATAACGCCTTGAGAGGGTCGGGCACAAATTGCCAGCACCCTCGGCTGTGTATTAGGAATCGGGAAGAGAAGTATTCAGCACCTGGGAAGTTCTCAATTTTTGCGTCTAAGTTAAACAGCTCTCCTAAGAGGCGAGTTTTGTCAGGTATCTCCACATCACCCTCCGTTATTATTAGACTGTCATCACCACCAAAGGCGGCGGCGTATACTTTGGTCAGGTCGTACACGTAGGCTAAGGCTAGCATCGAAGTTATAGTGTTGCCTAAGAAGGTGAAGACATCTCCGCTCTTTCTTTGGAACAACGTTTGGACTTTGATACCGTACTTTAGGAATACCAATCGAGTAGTAACATGGCAGGCCCGCCATTCCTCTACTACGTACTCTGGGACACCGAACCGCGATAGGAGAAGGCAATTCATCTCCAGTGTCAACTCATCTTGGCTTTTATCAAATTTCGAGAAGTCCACCTCCAGAAACCTGAAGTGGTTCTTATCCCACAGCAGATGGTTGATTATACCGTCCAATTGCTGTCTATTATAACCATCGTTCACTATGTATCTCCTCTTCAAACAGTACTTTAGCATCTTGCTAAAAGTGCGGATCGGGGTGGTGAAGTAAGCAGAGAGATAAGGGTGATGGACGGCTAGAATCTGACCCGCGCTCAACTCTTCATTGTGGGCATTCTTGAAAGTGGGCTTGTGGTCTGGCTTCAGGTGACTGGCGTATTTATTGGGGTCGCCCTCCAGGTACTTCATCCCTTCCATCTGCTTAACTTGATCCGTCGTTCTGCTACCTAACCACTCTCCGAAGGTCAGGAGGTTGTTGTAGCAGAACAGGCTCTTCGCGCGGTCAAATTTCCTCTTGTCGATGAAGGTATCGAAGAATACGTCCACAATGTGGTCGGCCATGCCCTTTGGTCTTACGAAGTTGATATTCGGTGGGTTTTCGTTCCTCTTGTTGATAGCCACTAATGTCTCGACCAAGGCTCCTGAATCCGGCTTGGGTTGGGGCGTTACTAGGATCGGCTCTAAGTATTCGCGGGTTTTTCGACGTTGCATGGCCATTGCGAGGCGGCACCAATTTACGTGGTATACATCGGGCAAAGGAAACTCGGCTCTGGTCAGCATTGCCTCTCTCCTAGACTCGTCCGGTCTCATATAAATACCATCGAGTATCGCTTGCACTTCTTCGGTGGCCACGAATCTGGGCTCTTCGAGGAGGTGGGTGTAGTTGGGCTTGTAATTCACAATCAAGAACTCTTCCAAAGCCTCAGACACTAGATTAGCCTTAGTCGCCAACCATTCCGAGATCGGTAGAACCAACCGCGACGAATAATTAGTCTTGGCTAGTGCTAAGTAGGGGGTAGGAGCTCTCGAAGACTCGAAATGTCGGAGTGGTATATTAGTCGACTCCGTGCTCTCGGACATCTCCTCCCGCGTGGCCTTCATGTCTAGAAACCGGCTGCACTTGTCAGTGGGATCTATGGTATAGTAATCCAATCTCCTTCTGTGGCGTGAAACAGCCACTATTATGTGGGCGGGATTGTCGTAGACCGGGACGCTTTGATACTTGGTTCTGATTAAGGCCACATTATCCGCCGCACCGCCTTGGCTCTCGTGCACAGTCAAAACCTTGTGATGGCGGTTGTAAGTACCGACATCGGCCTTTTCCGCCTGAGTGAACGTCAGCACCAAGTCATACTCTGCTGTCAGGACCGGCGTAGCCGTGATAGGTATAACTCTGGGAGCATGGTGTGGCTTGTTGGTAGTAGTGATATGAGGATAGACCACCCTTAACCTGGCCATCATACTGGAAGGGAGGCGATAGGTGTTATTCTCTGGGATACGCTCGTCCGGAATGGGGACGTGATGGCGGACTTGCATGCCTATGCATCGCGAGATGAAAGGTAATTGCCTAGTGTCTCCGCTGATTTCCAGCCGAGAAGTGCCTGAAATCAGTCCCGCCAACAACAACTGGCCGAAGTGGGTCATGTAACCTTCATCACAGTATAAGGTTTCGGCCCGCGGACTTCCGTGCAGCAAAAGCGAATCCACCGTGCGGTATCTCCGGGTGTCTATCCCTAACTTACCTTCCATTCTGCGGAGGTAGTCGGCTCTCGCCTCGCGGGTGCTGGTGGTGATGACGTCCAGTTTTCGGTCATGCCGGTTTATGATCCCTTCTGTCTTTCCGCATCCCGGGACCCCGTCCCGAAGGACTATCCTCAGCCTGGATAATTGGGGAAGCAGAGTAGTGAGGTCGGGAATGTGTTTACCTGCTATCAAACCTCCGGTAATCAGCTCCTCGTCGGCGGTCACAAGAATGACTCCCGAATAGTCTGTGGCCGTTTCGTACCTCCTTTCAGCTCTGTTCCACCTTATCGGCACGAATCTCCGGCCCGTCCAACCAAAGGTACAACCGTACAATTTGTTGTCGCTCAAGAATCTACCGGCGGTCAGATCATAGGACGCATGGGTTTTTAACCCGCGGTGGTAGGTGGTACTGTCTCTGGAATCGATCATCTCGAAATAAGACACCAGATTAAGATGCGAGAGGGAACAATAGGTCAGGTACTCAAGGACGGATTGGGCCCTCGGGTCGGAGGTAGCCGCTAGTCGGCTCTCACACAATTTCCACATCTCCCTAGTCTGGTTGCCTTCCTCCGTCTTGCTGAGATGCAGGGCGTCGGGGTCGCAGTCGGGTCTGGCTAAATCCCCATTAGTTTGGATTGACCAGTTATCCGCTGACGTCAACTCGAAGTTGGCGATACCCCTGAGTATCGGTGCTAATCTACATTCGAAGGCATGGGTGCCGGTGACGAAGACGGCCTTCTTTAGATTGGTAGGAGACCACCCTCTAGGCAGATACAAAGTGGCGTCATATACTATGACTATACCATGGTAAATGCACAGTTCCCTCACCTTTGCCGAAGAGCAAGCATTGTCCTTCGCCGCCAGCTGCTCGGGTTGGGGATAGCCAGCGGCTCGGTAGAAACACAAGGTGGATGGGACCGATCGAAGGGAACACTTCGCCATGGTCAGAAATCTATTTATTCCGGAGTATTGGAAGACCACGTATCTGTTCAGTGCGCTGCTGATGAATTCCTCGTACTTCAATGACGTTTTCACCAGGTAGTGATCACCTGTCTCGGCTACCAGGACACAGCTGAATTTGCAATCCGGTGAGAGGGCCCTTCCCCTAGGGTAAGCGCAGACCCCAGCGCGTATCAGAATAACATTGTGCTCCAGAATCAGACCATCGTACTGATCGTACGTCAGAGTTCTGGGTGGTCTGTGCATGAGACACTCCTGGAGGGTGCCATCGGTCGTCAGGTAAACCTCGTAGCCCATCACATAAGCAGTGGTGATGCTATCGAGGTCCAATTGCCTGAAGCGGGTGCGGTGGTTAGTGGCCGCTCCCAGCAACAGTTGATCGCTGATGTTCGTCGTAGAGACGAATACCGCCCCCACCCTCTCGGGCTCTCGGGGAGGTTCGATGGCGACTGCCCGAACTGGCTCCGGAACCGGTCTCACGAAGACGGGCTCGGGGCGCAGCAAAGGAGTGGTTTCCCGGGCCGCGATGGTTGTTCGCGCTCGGTTTTCCCGTGAGGGCGGTGACGGAGGTTGGCTCGTGATTGCCGCGATCGAGGTCTCGGACAGGTGCGGTAGTGGAGGTCGCAAGTCCTTAACTCTCAGTGTCAACTCGACCGTGTTGGTCGGAGTGTAAACAGTCAGACGCCGCTCGATGGCGTACTGCTCCGCCTTGCCTAGAGCCACGAATCTGAATCTATCTGCAATCGTGACTGGTTCGGCTCCAGCCGCCTCAGCCGACGCCAGATACTTGTTTAGTCGCGCCACTGCTATAATAGATTTAGTCAGCGCGTCGTGATTATTGTAGCGGATGGGAATGGAGTGGAAGTAATAATGGAGATACTTATTCATACCAGGGGATAGTTGCTCCATCGTGGCCGTCATGGTGAAGGCGTTGGGCTCCTTCTGTTTCTCAGCTTGGCCTAGGAGATTGGTCAGCTGGGATTTCGATATCGCCACAACTTCGCAGTGATGGCGATCAGTCAACCAGCCTCGGGTAGTGGTTAAGGGTACTGTCAGTAGGCTGTAATTCTGTGGGCCTTCACTGTCTGCGATCAAGCTGGTTGTTTCGACGTGAGTGCCCTTGGGCGCAGCACTATAGGTTAGGGTGAGGATCCCTGGTACCTCGTAGCTGCGCTTGGCCACATACATGAAATCTTCAGTCACCACAA